ACACTGGTACTATCAAAGAATACTTCATGTGGAGCGAGTCTCATCTTCGCTTCAGCAGTTGCCTGACCATTACCACCGATAATTTTTACGTCAGGAGTTCCTTTATAGTCTAATCCGCGAGAAGTTACTTGTATCTCCTGTAATTTACCACTCACATGTGCGATAACAGATGCACCTACACCAGTATGTCCGTCTTGCTGCATGGATATACGAGGTGGATTGATTACATCATAATCAGATCCTGTATTTAATACATCTACTGTTTCTAATGATCCATAGTAAATTTTGTCAGAAGATTTGTAAGAATATGCTTCTACACCATTTACAAAGAGTCCTACACCTTTACCAGTTTCAGTTTTATCTTTAGGAAAACCGTATTCTGGTTGTGTAAATTTACGAACTAATTTTTGAGCACCAATAGTTCCAAAACCAACTTCAAATGGAGTTAGTGAGTGATTTGTGTTTGTTCCAATATCAGCAGTATCAAATGCAAAGATATATTCACTTCTACGAGCGTTCTCTGCCGATAGAGAGAGTGCAATCGTAGATTGAGACAGATTGGTCACATAATAAGATTGACCAGTGCTGAGACCCGCTACAGGCGATCCTGCTACTCTAGGATTGTATAAAACAATGTCACCATTCTGTAAATTGTGGTCTGGTATATTAATTACTTGAGATCTTGTTGAAATTCCAGAAGTATTGAAGTCTCTAATTCTTTTTTGTACATCAATTGAATAGTGAGGTAAACTATTTGATGTGGTAACAACTGTATCACCTTGTGCGTAGGTATTTTGTACATCTGCAACATTATTGTTCTGTTTTCTTAGTTTTGCTTGTATGTGATAATTCTTACTCGCTAAAAGAGAGGGTGCACTGATATAAACAACATGATCATTCAATATACCCGTAATCGTACCGTCTTGAGATCCACCATCAGCGTCAATGACAGATATGAGTTGTCCAGACTTGTAATAATGTTTCGCAGTCAATATAAGTTCATAGTTTCCTGCAGAGATTGTCTTGAAATCCTGCACAACATGTTTCGTTGCAATATTCTCTAACCACTCACTATATCTAAGATCTGTCTTCTTACATCCAAGAGTTTTGATATTATACTCGCTTCCTTTTTGCTGTAAAACACCACTTCCTTCAAACCCAACAATAGAATTCAATACTCTTAGTTTGACTGGACGATATAACTTACCATCTTCATATGATATGACATTATCACCTTGATTTACAGTAGCACCAATTGATACAGTCCCTACACCAGTGACATTCAAAAATTCTGTAACAGTTTTATCAGTATATGCATAAACTCTCCTTCCTATGGTCACAGAATCTGATTTTGCAAATCCAACAGTTGAATCTACATGTATGACAGAAGAACCTGATGTAAGTTCACTTGTAAGATTAGTTCTTACATTAGGCAAGAATTTACCTTCAATAGTGTCTGAAGATAATCGTATCTTATAATAAGTCTTATCTTGAATAACTATATTTTCAACATCATAGACAGATGCTAATGCATAATCGCCCTGTGATATAGATTGAGACTTAATCTTTTTTGGATCTCCGCTTATAACTTCTGCAATCAATACATCATTTACAGTATATTCTGCATCCGATGGTTTGAAGAGAAATTCCTGCGGTTTGATCATATCAACCGCTTCATTATACAAAGTTCCAAAGAGTATCTTGAAACCTTCCTCTGTACCCTTAGAACTATAAAAATCCTTTGCCTGCTTTAGGAAAAGACGATTATCTAAATTGCCTGTAAAGTTGCGATTTACAAAACCGGGTGCAATTTGACCCTTTACCTTTTTGAAAAATTTCTGTAAGAATATGTTACTTAGATTTGTTACTCGTGATTTATCAGCGTGTGTCGAAACTCCTGATTGAGTAAATGTCAAATATTCTGGAGCATTCGTTTTCTGATTGTTCTCAATACCACTGAACCCTCTAACACATCCTGTAAATGATGTAGAACCTATACCTGTATATGTGATTATCTCATCATCAATCTTCAAAAGTCCGTATGAAGACGGCCATCCCTTTGTCGAATCAACGTATATTGTTTTGCTGAATGAAGGAGTATAATTCGATACTGAGGTAAATCCAGTCAGATTATCGCTATTGAGAAAATCAAGACTTTTATACTCAACAAGATTCTCAACAATATCAACTGGTCCTCCTTGATATTCCTGTGATATGTAATATTGCTTTAGAAATTCGCCAAATACAGGATTGTCAGAACCTATAGATTCAGGTATCTGACTTTCAATTACTTCATGTATTTTGACTCTGGATAGTGAGGTTTCTATCATTAGTATGTACTACTACTGCTGCTACTTGATGATGTTGATGACGAAGATGTATTCACGGGTGTGATTGAGGTGAGAGTATCACGAATCTGTACACTATTTACTGAGTGAACAGAACCGGTCATTTTAGTTCCATCTGTCATAGTGTGGAATGGACCGTAATACGCTTGCCCATTGACATAACCAACTAATTGACCACCAGTTCCTGATGCACTTGAAACAATAGCACCCCTTACCTTATTACCATTACTATAACTTGATTGAACATCAAATCTTGTTCCAGACAAGTTCGCTCCTGATGATATCAAATCTTGTCTCATAGTAAAGTTGCTCTTATCACTGCTGAGTTGTAAATACAACTCTTTTCTTCCTAGAACATCATTTGATAATGGTACTGCCTGTATTTCAATAATATTTTCTGGTAAGAGTGTAGAAGTTATGTTCACTGTGTTTATAATGATCTCACCTTTCTTATAATCAACTGTACCAAAGTTTGTGGACACTATCTCAACGTCTACAGCGTCTGTGAGTTTGAATAAGAACAAATTACCTATATCTGACCCCGGAACCACTTTATCGGCAAGATAGACCGTTCCATTGACCCCTGAGACACTGAATCCTGTACTCTTGATATTGTAAGAGTCTAATTCATGATAAAACTCATTATCAAAACATAATTCATACTGTGTAAATTGATCTATTAATGATTTTAGATTTCTTCTAATGATTATATTAGTGATGTTAGATGTTATAGCATCATCCACAGAATCTAAAACTGATACCAGTTTAGAATATTTGAACCTACCACCAAACTTATTCAGATCTCCTTGTTTTCCAAATTCTGAAACAGCATCTATAACATCTGTTTTTAGAGTGTCAGGAGCACCAACAAAGTTTGTATTGTAGTAAATGTAACTATCCAATTCAACATATAAGAATTTTAGATCCACAAAAGATGGAACAATACCCGCTATAGAATAACTCTTCAGAGATTTCAGTATAGATGTTTTTGTAGAATCAGGTAAAAAATTACCATTTCTGGGTTTTGCTGCGATAAAGACACGACCATATTGAGGTGGATTTAGATCTTCTCCCCCAAATGCACTCACAGATTCTATATTTGTGTATATTGATGGTAATAATGCCTCATAATCCGTAGCAGTTACCGCACGATTCTGTGCAGCATACCTTCTAGGTGCGTAGTTTCTGATACTTTCAACACTTTCGATATCACCTCCACCCTCTGCTGCCCTCAATGTGCGTATCTCTACTGACAAAGTATTCACATCTGCTCCACTATCGTCCTTTACAGTGCCTGCAAAGTTGAAATACTTCGCACCATTACCAGTAGGACCATCTGTAACAATATAAGATGCAGTTACTACATTACCTGTTTCTAATTTTTTACCGAAGATACCGTCACCAAATATAATTTCATACTTCTCATCTGTTGTCTCTTGTGTAAGATATATGTTTGAGTTTCCATCGATACCAACAATGCTATCTACACCCTTGAAATTAGTTACAGTTGTATCAGAAGCAGAGTTCTGAACTGTGACATTCAGAGTAGATAAATCAATACCGTTGTTAGGTAGAACATAAACTTGATTGGGTTGTGATAAATCTATTGTCCATTTCTTCTCAAGATATTGTCCTTGATGAATTAAAGCAGCACCTGTTGCCTTTCCTTTATTTGCAGGAACAGTTAGTTTCTCTGCTAAAGAGAAAAGGTAGTTTTTCTGATCAAACCCTGCATTTGCGAAAACCCCCGGTTGAATACTTACAGAAGCAGCAGTTGAGGATATACCTGTAAAGTTGAATCTAACAACACCAACTGCAGCACGTTTTGATCTAGGTGTATATCCAATATTTCTTGCTAATGATACAACATTCTCTCTCAACGTTGCTGAGTCAATAAATGACTCGTTAGCAACCATATTAGTATTATATGCTGTAATATAGGAATTATATGCTAACGTATTGAGAAGAATTGAAAGGTTTGATCCTTCAAAGTCAAAATCTGTGAATTTTGAGTTTTGTCTCAAATAACTTTTTATAGAGGTCTTGATGTCCTCAAAGTTTAGGTTTGTAAATTGTGTAAGAGCCATTATAGTCTAGTGGGTTCTAGAATGAAGTCTATTGTCTGCTGTGGTAAGGGCAAACCTATAATATCGTATGAGATTTCAACGTTCAGAGTATTTTCGTCCGGAATAGAAGAAACATTGACATTTTTCAAATTAACTCTGGGTTCAAAGTTTGTTATAACAGTTTCAATTTCACTAACGAGGGGATCGATCAAATCATCTGTTGCCAATTCAAAAAGTGCCCCTGTTAGTCTTGTACCTACATCATTTCTAAAAAATACTTCTCCAATTTTTATTCTCACAAGATTCTGCACCGCACGTTTGATGGCATCTGCATCTTTGAGCATTAATATGTCATTTGTGATTGGATGTCTCGAAAAGGATAATGATATATCCCTGAAACCCCTTGATATTTTTTTGAGAGGCACTTTTATACAATACTCGTGTATTTAGTGCTATTTAGACAGTTTCTAGGAGAAAGTTTGCTATCTTTCTATGTTCCTCTTTTGTAGGGTGTCCACCACGATGCTTATAACCCAATATATCTTTCCAAATATTCCATATCTTAGATTTGCACAAGGAACTCCAATGACCGTGTGAGAGTTCAATATCACAGTCTGCAAAAAGAACTACATGCTTTATATTATTACTATAACAGTATTGTTCAAATACAAAGAGATTCTTGAACAGATTCTCCATCTGATGATGTTCATTATTGACTTCAGTATAATAAGTCCTCATTGGTCTACGATAGGGCACCATCTTCAGTTGTCTCTGTAATGAAAACTTCTGAGGACCGTCCGGTGTAAAGTATTCCATACGACTAGGAACAGTCAATTGCAATATGACAGGTTCTTTTGGATTATAAGATACTGCTCTTCTTACAATCGCATCATTACTAATACCACATAGAGATATGTTAGTCTCTGTGACATTAATTGTATTTGATACTATTGTACTGAATCTATCCTGTTGATTCTCTAATTCATCACCCCAAGTAATGCTACATCCACTGAATATCATCTTTCGTCTGACTTATGAATTTCACTAAAATGATGATAGTACATATCATCTATATCTGCCATACCCTTTTCTCTATCTTTCTGTGTTTTCCAAAAATACTCTTCCTGATCACCAAGACCTAGGTTATCATGTCCATTCTCAACCTGATAGTACTCTGTAGAGACCTTGAAGTCGGGTACTTTAGGTTCTGGGGGTGTTAGACTATTATCATAGATTCTCATCCTGTTATTAGGATATAGAGCGAACTGACCATTGTCTAATGCTATGAGATTGTGTGACTTGTGTTCCGCAGGAGTTTCAGCAGTAGAACAGTCAATGCTATCTGCAGAGTCGTGATAGTTGTCCAGTGTGCAGATGTATTCTCCTCTAATGCTTCCGTGATCACGAGTATTAATCTCGTAATCCGCACTTC